ATGTTACCTAATACAAAAATAATTTATACTATGTACGAATGCATGAAAGATTGTGTGGCAGAAAATGGCAAACTTTTAAATACAAAAGATTATGAAAACATAAAAGATTACAACATTACTTCTGCTTGGATAAATGATATGAAAGATGGAGAGTGGAATCCACCTCATACACACAATGTTACAAAAGAAGGATATTCTTTTGGTTGGTCAACAGTTTTATTTTTAAAAACACCTGAGATGAGTATTAAAAATGATTTACACAAAAATTTATTAAACGGAAGATTGACATTTACTGATGTTCACGGTGAAAAAGTAACATCCTTTAAACCAGAGGTAGGAGATTTTTACATATTTGATGCTAAACATCAGCACTTAGTAATGCCAATACAATTAAAAAATCCTACAGAAACTAGAAGATCTTTATCTTTTAATTTTGAAATTACTCGTCAGCAATAGCACCGTGTTTACCAGCAACTAAATCAGCATAAAGAGCTTTTCCATGTTCTTCTTCGTCTCCAGGGTTAGCTGTAAATGGTGTCCATTCTTGTGTGTCGTCTCCTAAATGAGTCCATTTAGTTTCACATTCAATTACTTTTATAGTGTTACCGTTTTCATCAAGGACATCTACTATTATATGATTACCTGACTCGTCTTTAACAGATGCACCGTTTTCATCTCTTTTGAAATCTTTTAATGTATACCATCTTGGATTTCTTACTGCTATTAATGTTGTATTGAACGCCATTATGATTGCCTCAAAAATACCGTGGTTTGTTGATCTGTACCAGCTGGATTGTTTGTTTGACCCATTCTCACCCAGGTTCCACTTTGTGAAGGACCAGAATTACCCCCAGCATTAGATGCATACAAAGAGCCACCTCCTACTGTACCACCAAAAGGTCCTGACCATCCGTGACCGCCCTGATATTCTCTAAACAAGCCATAAGATCCAACGTTAGCTGCAGATAGCCCTGCTGTCCCTGCTCCAACGGCCGTTGCTGTCGGTGCTGGTAAATTAGTCAAATCTGCCCCTGAAATTTCAGGCAAATTCCCCGATAGCTTCGTTGCATCTAAAACTTGTGTACCTGTAACGGTGGTACCACCTACGATTAAAGCCATTACGCAATCTCCTCTAAATTAAATTTATATTTTTTACCATTTAATCTATTTAAGATAAAGAGATTTTCATCTCCCTCTTGAATAGTCCAATGACCTGCTGTTCCATCAACTTCATTAGCTCTAGTTTTAGTATTATTTAAATTTAAGTCACCAGTATATATGTCTCTCCACTGCTTTGTAGAAGATCCCAAATCTTGAGTATCATCAGCAGCTGGTAAAACAGATCCACCAAACACAGCACCTGAGTTAAAGGTTGCTGTTCCAGCTTCACTACCATCGAGTGTTAACATTGTAATATCTGCAGTATTATCTGTTCCTTTAAATATAATATCCGTATCATTGCCTTGAGCATCTAAAGTAATATTACCTGCAGATGTGGCTAAAGTAGAAGCAGCATCACCAGTTGCAATTTCATCTAAAGCAATAGAGGTCGATACTGTTGCAAATGATAAAGTACCAGATCCGTCTGTGCGAATAAATTGTCCTGACGTGCCATCAGCTGAAGGTAAAGCCATAGAGGTAGTACCAAAACCGATTGCATCCATACGAACTGTACCGTCAAAGAATGCATCTTTGAACTCTAAAGATGATGTTCCAAGATCAATATCATTAGTTGTAGAAGGTGATAAAGCACCGTCTGATAATGTTATTTGATTCTGGTTTGCAACTTTAAATGTAACAACATCATCTGAAGCAGCAGATATTGTTGAGTCTGCATCAGCGTCTAAAGTTAATGTTTGACCATTTAAATCTACAGGTGCAGTTAAAGTTCCTGGCCCTGCAAAAACATCATACCAATTTGTTCCGTCTGTAGCGACTAGTCTAGTAGCTCCGTTTTCTATAGATAAAGTATTACCGGATGCCCCTAGTCTTACAGTCATTGCGTAAGGACCTGAAGATCCAGAATCTGTTGTTGCGTTTGTAATTAAATAAATTTTTTGTGTAGCTGGAAACTGAGCTATTCTTATAGCCCCGTGTGCTCCCGTTAATCTTATATGTGCGTTTCTAGCTTGGTTATTTGCTTGTGATTGTGGTCCATCGGCATTTGTTAAAGTTGTAACTGCATTATCACCACAAGCTACGTTTACAACACCTGCAATAGAAAACTCTAAAGATTGAGAAAAGTTGTTGTTTGTAATAGTACCCCAAGTTCCTGAATTTTCACCAGTGCCTTGTAGCTCTATTCTCAAACTTGTCGAATATGTCGAACTCATAATATCTCCTATATAAAGTTATAAATTAAAGTTTGTCAAAACTTTTATGCAGCTTTGTGAACCTCTGTCCAACTAATATCGCTGTTTGAGTCGTCTACTTCTGACCAGAAGGTGCCTTGTAGAGTACCAGTTGAACTTGTAACAGAATTACCAGTAAGTGTCAAAGTCGAAGTTCCTGTAACTGTCAAAGTTCCAGTAAAACTAGTAGAAGAAACTCCTGGGAAAGAATAAACTGATGATTGGCTTTCATCCCCTAAAGATGAGGTTAAGGCATTTCCTGATATCGTAGGTGCAACATCACCAACAAAGCTTATTTGACCAAATGAACTTGTAAGTCCAGTAGCAGAATAAGCGTTTGCATCAGAAGCAGGGGTATTTGCTTGTCCACCCATACCAGAGTGATTAACACAATAATAATATAAAGTTGGAGCATCAGTAGCAACAGTAATTTGAGTATAAGCACCGGCTTGTCCAGGAGTGCCAAAGACTGTTACGCCTGTAGTATATGCACTTCCACCTCCATGAGTTCCATCCGAAGTTTCTGAAAAGCGTAAACCATGTGTATCATTTGAATTGTCAGATTGATCAAAATAATATGTGTTACCTTCAGCTAATTCTAAGGTTGGTTGTGGGACACCATCTATTGCATAAATATTAGCTGTATCGGAAGCGTTTCTAACTACTGTGACTGTCTTAGTAATAAATGATCCAGTGCCTACCACTTCAACATCAGTTGAAACCACTTCAGTTCCTAATGATGTCGTATTTGATACACCTGTTGGTGTAACTATTGCGTTACCTACTGCAGTAATTGTCCCTGAAGACGAAGTAAGTGCATTACCTGATGGAAAAGCTGTTTTACCTATTGCTACTGAAGCTGTACCAATTGATATATCAATCTCAGGTTCACTAGCAGCAACAACAGTTAATTGAGAATCTCCAGTAATAGAGAAAGTTCCTATAGATGAAGTTGCAACTAAGGACCCAGCCTCAGCCATAGATCCTATATTTCCTCTTGTAGCTGTTAATCCAATTCCTGTAGGTGTGATGTTTACAGATGTAGTTACACCTATCGTAGTTCCGCCAGGACCTGTTGTTACTGAGGAAGTTGCCTCATTACCTGTAAATGCGTACTCAGATTCTAATATATTCCAAAGGTTATCACTCCATCCAATAAGTATACCTGTGTTTTGATTTGCACCACGCCCCCAACCAGCCTGTGCAACACCTGTCGCTGTTTCATCACCTAGTTGTGCTTGTAAACCTATTCCTGTAGCTGTGACAGCCGAGGACCCTGTAACTGTTTCTGTTCCTAATGAAGCGGCAATACTATTGCCCGATGCTGTAACCTGTGCAACACCTGTTCCTACTGCAGTCCCTAAAGACGCAGTTGTGCCTATCCCCGTAAGGGTAATATTACAATCACCTGTAAGTGTAAGCGATCCTAATGAAGATGTAAGGCCATTACCTGTTGCGCTAACGGGTGCAAAGGTATTCCAAGCACCCGAATTCCAGGTTTGTCGGCCCCATCCTTGTAGAGAGGCCATTTTCTATCTCCTATGCTATTCTCAATATTGCAGCAGTTGCTTCAGCAGCTGGGAACGTAATTGTAAACGTACCAGAAGTTGAAGTTTTAACAGCGCCAAAATCAAGAACACAAACAGCTGCGTTAGTTGTTAAACCAGATACAGTAGAGCTGTTATAGATAACAGCAGCTTGTGCAGATATTGTTGCACTTGTAAATGATATATCTGTAAAATCACAAACAGCAGTGTCACTAGACAATACTGGAGTAACAGAGGTTAAAGCACCTCCACCTTCAGCATAAGTGCCTGATGCACCTACTTCGTCAGTTTGTTGAAAAGCAGTTGTTGATTTACTTAATGTTGCTTCGTTGTCATATAGCGCTAGTTTAAAAGCATTCCCCGTCGTAGCCGTAAAATTGTGCAGGCCTTTCAGGATCTCCACTTTGAAACTGTTAGCTACAGCTTGTGTAATTGCCATAATAATCTCCTATGGGTTCCTAGACTCGAGAGGGATACGAATAACGCCATCTCGAAATTCGTCTCTACGGTCACGCCCCATCTCATATGTAGCGAGAGCCTGTACAGACTGATTATAGTTTTTATCATAGTATTGTATCATATCAGCAGGACCTTTCAAGTATCCAAGTGCTTCTAAAACACAACCATACAAAAGCACGTTTGGAGCATTTTGACTAACCCAGTTTGATGTTGTCGTACTGGATAAGACAGGTGGCTTATACGTGTATGCGAGCTCTACAGTTAATGCAGCGTTCGGGGTTGGTGCCAACATATGAGTATCATCATCATAAACAGAGTAATACTTGGGAGTACCTGCTCCTGTTGATGTTCTATTTGGCTTATATTCGTTCATAAACGAAATATCTTTTTGTATCAAGAATGTTCTATTATCTGAACTATCTATTAATTGAATATACCTAGTTGCTTCCCAATCTGCAGGAAGCGGTAAAAAAGCATTATTAACTGTTAAAGTGGCAGTGTCATATCTTCTATAATATGTTAAATCGACAGTTCTTCTAAGTTTATCTTCTGTAGATTGAATAAATTGATTGATAATTGCATCTGTTAACACGTCTGATGTAGTTTCAGTATAATTCCTTACATTGTCTAATAAATCTGAATAATCGGTCATGAAGTACTCACTGTAACATTTCCTGCAAAGCTCTGCAATCTTGTTTCTTTTGCATCCTTTTTAGGTTGCATACCTACACTAGCAAATCCATTAGTGTTAACACCAATTAAACCAACAAAACAAGTTGAGTTTGCAATCTGTCCTCTAGACTCTTTTAAAGCTTGTGGATCATTAACAATAGGTAAAGGTTCTAGTTGAGGATGTTTTCTTTCAAACTCTGATACATGAACGACTGAACCATTCCACTCCTTAATCATTTCATTGTATGGAAAAGCCATACCAGATCTATCTGATATTCTTTGTGCAAATTTTCCAGATGCATATTTAGCCATATCTATGCTCCAGGTAAATAAGTTTTAGGTGTTAAAAATAAACTTGTTCTCTCTCCATCTTGAGCTGCCGCTCTTTGAAACTCATCTTCATAAATTTGTTTTAATGGTCCAATTCTTTCTGGCGATTTTTTCATAGCAATGTAATAAGCTAAACCTGCGGTAATACATGGAAGAAAACGAAAAGGAATTTGAGTATTATTGGTGTACTCACCAGAATCAAACATGCGAACAAGAGCATAATAACGTAGAGTATACGTTGTATCAGCTGCAGGATATAGAAATATTGTTGGGTTTATCGTACGCTCAAAATAGTATTGACTTGGTCTTCCGCTGGTTGTTTTAACAGCATAATTTAAATAAGTGGATCTGCTAATAGAAGTAGCAGAAAAATCACTATTGCTACTATCTCTAATAACAACATCCGTTATGTCTACTATCTGCTGACTATCATTAGCTCCTGATCCAAATAAACTTGTGCCAGTTAAACTCGTTGTATTTGCAGCTATTGTTTTCTCTTGTAATTGTATTGTCCAAAGATTTAATCCTCTGTTGGCCCACTCAGCCAATAAAAGATTTAATGAACGTCTTGCAGTTTGCAAATCGTAGCCACTACGAACTTGCAAACCACAACGCTCATATGCTTCTTCAGCAATTTCATCTATCGATAGATCAAAGCTAGCTGTTGATGCGTAAGTTGGCATTAGCCTCTTTTGTTTCTTTTCATGCTACCACCAGCTTTTTTCTTCATCATTTTGCCGCCCATAGCTTTCTTTTTGACCATGTTTCCACCGCCCATCATGCCCATAGCTTTTCTAGGTGACACGTTCATCATAGAACCGCCGCCCATTTTTTTCTTAGGCATCATTGCTTTTCCACCACCACGCATAGCAGCAGTTTTTGGCATCATAGCCTTACCGCCTCCACGCATAGCTTTAGTCTTTTTTGATTTTTTTTTCATCGCCATTGGTACCTCCAAATAATTTATTAAATTTTTTGTATCGCGATTTTACTACCTCATTATAGTATCCTCTTGGCCACTTTTTATAGTAACCTAGCTTATGTAGTTTATCAGAAGCTTCCTGTAATTGCGAGAACTTTTGAACCAGCATCATAGAGTAATCGTATTTCGGATAAGACACAGAATCGTCAAAATCTTTTGTCGGATAAACTAAAAATTCTTGCTCCTCCACGGTTGCGGGATTACTTGGGTGAAAACTCATAAAATATAGATCTCTAGGGTTGTAAAATAAATTGTAAGCCTCCGTAGCCTCTTCTAAATCATCTGGTGTATAATTATGATATAAATCACAAAATATTAGTATTTCGTGTTTATCCCAATTAAAATCATCTAATATCCCATTTAATGTTTTTTTATACCATAACTGTTTAGGTTTTATCTCAATTCTTACTTTTTCTTGTTTCCATGTATTTTTTGCAAAAGGACATGCAGGCATACCACCAAGGTGTTCATTTCTAACTTCTAAAAAATATAATGACCAGTTTCTAAGGTCTTTTATTATATCTTTCCTTGTCGGTTGTATTTCTTCCACGATAATCTCTTTCTTTTGTTTTTAGGCCTAGACCTAGTTGAGTTGCCTATGCTTGTGCGTTTTTTAACTGGTGTAAAATATTCATTACTTGGAGGTTTAGCCATACCTACATTTGTGATAAAGGGTTTTCTAATGCGAGTTTTATTCTTTTATCTATTTTCTTTTCAAGCTCAGTCATGGCTTGTTCCAACTTACCCTTTAATAATTCCATGTCTTCCTGAATGTCCTTCGTGGTTTGTCTTAACTCCTGGTTGGTTTCTCTCGAATCTTCTTTGACCAACTGTTCAACATCATTTACAATTTTTTCTACTCTTCTAACATCTTGTCGTAAATCGTTTTTTAATTCATTAGCTACATCAGCTACAAGTCTAATTTCTTGCATCATCATTTCCATTTCAGACATGAGCATTTCTACTTCTGTTTGTATAAGATCAGTCTTACTATCCATCTCCTCTTTCATAACAGCAATATCTTTATCAAAGCCGGAAAGATCTGGTGCTACGTATTCTTGTATTTGTTCTTTCATTGTAAGATAATCTTTGTAAAATTCAAAGCCACCCCATAATGCTCCACCAGCTGTAGTCAAAGCTGTGAGTATAACAAATATTTTACCCCCTTTAAATTTAATACCACCTGGTAATTCTACTTCTGCCATTGCTATTCCAAATCCGTCTGCCATTGTTGCATAATCATTTCATCCATTTTAACATTACTACCACCAAACAAATACCATTGAGCAGTGTTATTATTTTGTA